ACCTCGAACACAGCGGCCGTGGAGCCGGATGGCTGGAAGTAGCTGGAGAAGTAGCTGGTCAGGTCGAAGTCCAGGCGAACCTCGTGGAACTGCAGGGCGATCAGGGGCAGGTAGACGCTGCTTGGGTTGGTGGTGTCGATGGTTGGCTGGGGAGCCGAGGTCAGCTTGCCGTAGTTGATCTTCTCGCTCTCGGAGAGGAACAGCTCGGCGTACAGGCGCCACCAGGTCTGGTAGTGCTTGTCAATGCGCTGGCCACCGATGGTCAGCTCAATGTCGGCCACGGAGCGCTCAGCCACCCAGCTCATATCGAAGTTGGAGTTGGTCGAGGTCAGGTTAGAGGCACCCAGCTGGGTGGGCTGCAGGCGGATGTACATGTCGCCGACCAGATCGCCGTTGCGGGCAATGGTCACGGACACGCGGCCACCGTTGGAGGGGGTGCCGTTCACCGTCTGCTGGATGTTCTCCATCGCAAAGTTGGTGTGGCGCTTGTACACAGCCTGGAAAAAGGTCACCTTGGGCTGGCCCGTCAGGTACACATCCTGCGCGCCGTACGCAACGAGCTGCATAAGTCCTCCGGCCATGATCGCTTGGTACTAGTACGTAAGAAAAAAAATTCACGAGTTTTTTAGTTCGCGAACGCGACACCGCCGAGACCAGATTGGATACGAAGGATGTTATAGTTCACGGCGAACATGCGTTGGTTCAGGGAAGGCATACCGGTCTTCAGGTTCACGGCAATCTGCGCCATGTCAATACGGCTAAAGTTGCACGTGCCACTTGGCTGTAGCTCCTCGGGCTTGAGGGCGAACGAGTACACGTAGATTCCCGGATATGGAACACCGCTGTGGTACTGGTATGGCTGGTACTGGTTAAAGTACTTTCCGTACTGGGGAACGAATCGGTCCGTACCGTTCAGAATGATCTTTGCCTGATGCAGAGGCCCAACCTCCTGGCCGAACGCCGCGTTGCTCGAAGCAATAGGAATACCAGACTCGACCCAGAACACGTTTCCGGACAGAACGTTCGACTGAACTGAGATGGTGTTTCCAGTTGTGACATTGCTTGCGGCGTTCACGTACAGAGGCGTCAAAAAAGGAGATGGAACGTATAGAGCTGGAGCACCCACATGGGCTGGAGAAAACGGAGCAAGGGATCCCGCCAGCTTGGACGGGTCAACGGTCACGTTCACGTTCGAGGTACTGGACGAGAAATTCCAGAGAGAATTGGGGTTCGAGGAGGGGGCGGGAGTCTGGTAACACCACACGAGCTCCTTGACAGGATGGTTGTATTGCATACGGATCACGCTTGGCGTGTTCTCGTTGGTCGAGCCGACTGGGTCCGGGTTAATGTACTGGACCTGCTCAATCAGGTACTCCGAGGGCTTCTTGGCAAAGGTGTCACGCTCGGTCGTGTCCAGGTACACGTAATTGGCCCACACGGCAAATGGGTTCGTGCCAAAGTAGCTCGCGTACTGGGGGCTGATGCTAAAATCGATCCGGACCTCGTGGTACTGGAGAGAGATCAGGGGCAGGTACAGACCTGGGTTACGATTGAACCAGAACATGAGAGGCAGATAGACATAGCTTGGAGATGAGATGGAGTTGGTTGGGGAAGGGCACGAGGTCAGCTTTCCATAGTTCTGCTTCTTCGTGTCATCTAGGAACACCTCGGCGTACAGACGGAACCACAGCTGGTAATGCTTATCGATAGACTGGCCGCCGATAAAGACCTCGACGGACGAAAAAGCACGCTCGGCAACCCATGCCATGTCGGCCACGCTGTTATTCGTCGTCAAATTGGAGGTGCTTGTAGGGGTTGGCTGAAGGACCACGAACATGTCACCGACCAGGTCGCCTGAGCGAGACAGGGTCACGGAGGTCAGACCACCGGGGGTCAGGGCACCGGACACCGTCTGCTGCACGGTTTCCATGGCGAAGTTGGTGTGACGCTTGTATGCCGTCTGGAAAAAGGTCACCTTGGGGTCACCGGTCAGGTACACGTCGGACGCGCCGTAGGCGACAAGTTGCATAAGAGCGCCACCAGGCATTTACTATCAACTGCGAAAATATTCAAGACCTTTTTCCTACAAGAATAATACAATGTCTCGCCCACGTGCACCCCCACCCAAGATTGTTCAGGAGGAGCCCGAGGAGATTGAGGACGAGGAGGATGAGGAGATGGAGGAGTTTGACGAGGGCATGGATATGTTCGAGGCTCTGGGGAGTCTGCTTGCTACGGAGGATGGTGAGACCATCGCGACCGCCCTGGTCGGTCTGAAGGATGCCGCCGAGAAGATTGCATTGAACTTGGAGATGCACAACAAACTCATGGTTAAGATTGCAGCTGCGTTGAACAAGATGGTTCCTGTGCCGGCCCCCGTGTCTGATGCTTGAAAGGGCGCTTAAAAAAGTCTCACGCTATTTCATCAATGTCTAAGGCGTCCACACAAAAGAAGGCTCCCGTCCCAGATGGAAGTGTCTATCAGAAGGAAATCAACTCGTGGACTGCCGACGATTTGCACGCCAAGTTGAACGACTGTGAGCGAAATTTGTTCCTAAATTTGCAAAATACTGACAGACGTCAAGAAATCTATTCAAAGTTGGCAACCAAGTGGCTTCCGGCAAGTCCCCGGCGGGACGAGTATGGTCTTCCGATCGACATCGACAAGGAGGATCTCGAGCGCATGCTTGAGAAGAAGCGCATCACAGTCAATATTTGTGGCTACATGCTTGCCCGTGCCGAGCTTTTGGAAATTTCAAAGTCCGAGACGGAAGATATTAATGGAGATAAAATGAGTTTTGAGCGTCGAATCAAGCGGTTCCGCGAGTGTTACAAGAAAGTCGTCACCAAGTTTATCGAAAATGATTCAGAGTACAAGATGTTTAACCAGCCCCTGATTGAGAACCCTGACGTGGACTTTGACCTCGGTGAGGCCACCAGCTCGTATCAGACTCTGCTCATTTACCTTTTGAAACAGGCTTACAAAAATGGGTACCGCCGGTATCGTGATCAGTGTTGTAAGGAAATTCGCAACACGCGTGCTTGGAAGCCCGTCAAGGAGATCAAGGATTTCGTATATGACGAGACGCAAAAGGAGGATAACGCCGAAATGTGGATGAATTTGACGAATCGTGGAAACATGGCCAATGATGTCATTCGACACTTGACAAACTGCAAGGATATTCAGTTTTCTGAAATCAAAAAGGACCGACACGTCTGGTCATTTGAGAATGGGCTCTTGGATGCTCGGCCAATCGACGAGAACCGGAACCCCGAGACGGGTGCGCGCCAGTTTACGTTTTACGAGTACACGTCCAAGGAGTTTCACGAGTTGGATTCCGAGCTCGTCTCGTGCAAGTACTTTGACTTGCCTTTTGACCCGTGTCATGACGTTGAGGATTGGTACCGTATCTCAACACCCAACTTCCAAAAGGTTCTGGACTACCAGCGGTTTGAAGAGTCTGTGTGTCGCTGGATTTACGTGTTCATGGGTCGTTTGTGCTATGACGTCAATGAGTTGGACGGGTGGCAAATCATTCCGTTCCTCAAGGGGATCGCACAGTCGGGTAAGTCGACGCTCATCACAAAGGTGGCGCGCAAGTTTTACGAGTGCGAAGACGTTTCGACCTTGTCAAACAACATCGAGAAGAAGTTTGGTCTTTCGAGTATTTACAAGGGGTTCATGTTCATTAGTCCCGAGATCAAGGGTGACCTCCAGCTCGAGCAAGCTGAGTTTCAGTCGCTCGTGTCCGGTGAGGATGTCTCTGTAGCACGCAAGTGCGAGTCGGCAATCAGCATTCAGTGGAAGACACCTGGCATCTTGGGCGGGAACGAGGTGCCAAACTGGAAAGACAACTCCGGGTCGATCCTGCGTCGTTTGGCAACGGTAAACTTTGGCCGACAGATTGCACCGGACGTGGCAGACCCGCACTTGGACGAGAAGCTCGAGCTTGAATTACCCGCGATTCTGTGCAAGTGTCTTCGGGCCTACTTGGACTATGCGCACAAGTATGCTGACAAGGACATCTGGAATATCCTGCCTGGCTACTTCAAGCAGATCCAGAACCAGATTGCGACCGTTACAAACGCGCTCCAGCACTTGCTGTGTTCGGAGAAGGTGCGTTTTGGCAAGGACCTGTGTGTGCCCCAACGCATCTTCGTGGAGCGGTTCAACCAGCACTGCAAAGAGAATATGCTCGGGACGTTCAAGTTCAACCAGGACTTTTACGCGGGACCCTTCAGTTCGCGCGAGATAGAGGTCCGGACCGAGTCTCGAATTTGGAACGGAAATTCGTACTCGTCACAGCCGTTCATCTTCGGAGTTGACTTTGTAGAAAATTAAAATTGTACCATATCAGAATGAATCAAACAGCAGCCGCCCGAAAGATCCAGGAGATGTTCCGGCGGAAGCTTATCTTTACAAATAACCAACGTGCATATAAGCTGTCCAAGTCTGTGATTACGGCGAAGATTGTATCTTTCAAATTGCCGACCAATTGGCGCCTCGTGTTTGCGTCAGAGCCCAAGGGGTTTTCAGAGATTGTTGGATACAAAGGCCAGAGTCCCGTCATACGGTGGGGTGACGGGCGGTGGCTTGGTGAGCCCGCGGGTGTGACGAAACTCGTGGCCAAGTACCGCGCAGTGACCATCGTCTTGTCCGATAAAGGGTTCGATGTGCTTGGTGCAGGAAACCATGAACAGGCGCTTTTTGCCATTGTCAAGAGCGGATGGGCCCCCAAGCTCCTCTTGAAGGCGCCGCCGACCTACAAAAAGATTGACGGTATGTTCCACGTCAACAGACACTTTGAACTCAAGGAACTTGCGTATTGGCTCGATACGATCCCCGCGAACATGCGCGAGTCTATTCGGACCAGTGGAAAAGAGTCTGGGGTCGGCGGCGTGCCCGCCGTGATTCTGAAACTCAAGAAACCCAAGTGGACGTACCAGTTTTTCGAGAATGGAACAGTTCTGTTTTCGGGAATAAAAGACCCCAAAGACGTCGAGATGCCCAAAGAGCTCTTGAAACAGTTCCTGAGCCCGACGTACGGCATAGCACCTGCCTTTGTGCTCAACTTGACGAAACGGGCCATGCTCACGAGACCGCGCCGTACGACAAACGCGACGGGTCGCCTTGCCGAGCGATACAAGTTGGCAGGTACGTGGAACAAGCTCAAGCCGGCACCCGAGGGGTACTATATTCGACCGGGGACGGACGGGAAGCCGCGTCTGTACCCATGGATCCTGTTCGAGACTAGGGGTGGGGCGACGTATGGCGGTATGGGCGGGAACATCGTTCGTATGAACGTTCCTATTCGCCAACTGAATCTCAAGGCGGTTGCGCCCAAGGTGCTTGAGGCGTTCAAAAAGGCTGGGAAGCCCATCCCCGCAGCAACCGCCAAGGTGTTTGCAAACGCGGGTCACCCGCTCGTCGAGAGGAGGAACAATTCCGAAGGAAATGTGACCCACAAGAAGGAAACCGCCTTGAAAAACCGGAGGGCGCCAAGCTGGAACGCGACCAAGCCTGGGTTCTACGTGCGTCCGGGACCAGGCAAACAACCGTACTGGTTCGCAATTCCAAAAGGAATTGGCTCTGGTCGCAAGACCGTGATAAAGACGTACGCGGACGCAGGACGAAACATCCCCAAGGCGGTTCGTGAGATATTTAAGATTGGAAATAACGTCAAGACTGCGACGGCGGGTGGTGGTGCTCACGTGGTTAAGATGGGTCTGAACGGTGTCCTACGCATCAACAACAGACAAGCCACCCGTCTGACCAAGGCAGAGCTCCTTGCGATTGCACGCAACCTGAACATTGCACAGGCAACGAACAAGATGGCACCAGGTGCGCTCATAGCACTCATTCAACGCAAGACGGGCGAACACAGACCAAACAAGACCTTCGATGCATTTGTGAATGGAATGTATTACAAGATTCTCAATGACGGACGGGTCGCACGGACGACGAGCGAAGGTGTTCAGACACAGCGTGCATGGGCGACGCTCGGAGCCGAGGAGCGGAACAAGATTGCGAAGGCGGTGATTCCTTCGCAGTACCACACAGAGTACAATAACATGTCCCTTGCAAACAGGTTCGAGGCGGTTCGAACCTTTGCCATGGGCAACCGTATGACCAAGGCTGAGGCGGCTGAGGCAAACACGGCAGCACGCGTGAAGCCAGCGGCCGCCAAGGCCAAGGCGAAGGCCGAGGCAAACAACGAGGCGAACAATTTTGAACTCGAATTGGAGTATGCCGTGCGTGTCGCCCAAAACCTCGGGAACCTGTACAAGAAGGGCAACGAACAGGCGTTCATAAACGCGTACAAGAAACTCCCCAAGGGTGCGCGCGGGAAACCACTCAAGCCAGTCGTGAACAAGGCGTACAAGGCGTTCATCAAGAACCTCAAGACTCGACGGGCAAACCAAGGTCCACGGGACGCGTACCGCAAGGCAATTCCAGTTCCAAATTGGATGCCGGCCAACAAGGTGAATGGGTACAAGACCCTCGTGACCAACCTAGCATTCCAGAAACCTAAACCCAAGGTGGCCAATTTCAAGGCGGCCGTGAAGACGTGGCTGAACACCCAAGTACCCCAGAGCCCGGCGCGAGCGGCGCGTCAGGTGGAGAATGCCATCACGGGCGAGAAACGCATCATCCCTGCATACGTTCCAAAGAAGCGCGCGTCACCCACCCTCCCCAAGCCGCCGGCGGCGCCGAAGAAGGCCCGCAAAGAGCCCAAGGTTCGGAACCCTGTATACTCCCCCATGAGTCTCAATATGATAACAAACACGATGAACAGGTACAAGTTGAATTACCGCAGACAAAAGGGATGGACGGTTCA